ATTCAGTGTGGTCAGAAGCTGAGCAAGAAATTAATGGATTTCATACAATTAAATTGCATTGGACCGCACATCCGGATCGAGATCAATCATGGCGAGATGAACAAACTAAATTATTAGGCGAACGTGGTGCGGCACAAGAATGTGATTGTGACTTTATTTCATCTGGTCATACTGTAATAGATGGCGCTATATTAATGGATTATGAAATAAAGTGCATAGAACCTATTGAACGACGAGGATTTGATAATGGGTATTGGATTTGGGAATATCCTAACTATGAAAAAAATTATATAGTAGTAGCTGACGTTGCTCGAGGTGATGGCGCCGACTGGTCAACATTTCATGTTATTGATGTTGAATCTGTATCGCAAGTTGCTGAGTACAAAGGTAAACTTCCACCTAAAGATTTTGGTAATATGCTTGTTTCTGTTGCAACAGAGTGGAACAATGCGTTGCTAGCAATTGAAAATGCAAACATAGGTTGGGCAGCAATTCAGCCAGCACTAGACCGAGGATATGAAAATTTATTTTATACATATAAAGATGACGGATATGTTGATATAGATGTGCAACTTAAAAAAGGTTATGATATGAAGGATAAAACCCAAATGGTTCCTGGAGTATCAACAACCTCACGTACACGTCCATTAATGATATCGGCATTAGAAATGTATATGAGAGAACGAACTCCAGTAATTCGTTCAAAACGATTAATACAAGAACTTTTTGTTTTTGTATGGTTAAATGGCAAAGCACAATCACAAAACGGATATAATGATGACCTTGTTATGTCTTTTTGTATTGGATTATGGTTACGAGATACGTCGCTTAAACTGCGACAACAAGGAATTGAATTGCATAAACGTGCACTTTCACAATTCACAAAAACTTCAGAAACTGTTATTTTTACAGGTAAACCTTCAAGCAATGCTGATGGCTGGTCTTGGAATAACGGCAGGGATAATGAAAATTTAACCTGGCTTCTGTAACAAGTTATATTTATATTAAATAAATAATACATAATATGCCTACATTAAGAAAACGCTTACAGAACCTATTTGCTACGAATGTAGTAGTTCGTGCATACGGTAAAGACAAACTTCGAGTTATTGATACCAACCGACTCCAAGGAGTTGGTAACTTAAATCAAACTAAAGTTGCAGATAGATATACTAGAATGCACGGTGCAAATAAGCACATGGTTGGTGGAATGGGTGGATATGACTCTAACTACTATATGCATCAAAATCGTATGCAGCTTTATGCTGACTATGAAATGATGGACCGAGATCCAATCATATCATCGGCACTTGATATATATTCAGATGAATCAACATTAGCTGATCAATTTGGAGATATATTAACTATTAAAACAAATAATACACAAATCCAAAAAATACTTTATAATTTATTTTATGATGTATTAAATATCGAGTTCAATTTATGGACCTGGATTCGTAACATGACCAAATATGGTGATTTTTTCTTGAAATTAGATATTGCAGATGAACTTGGAGTATTAAATGCTCGACCATTTTCTAGTTACGAAATTGAACGTTTTGAAGAATATGATGAAGTAACAGGTGAATACAAAATTACTTTTAAACATGTAGGCTCTCCAAATTTCCCATATGATGTTTTTGAAATTGCACATTTCCGAATGTTATCAGATTCTAACTTTTTACCATATGGTAGATCAATGTTAGAAGGAGCTCGTAAAGAATTTCAAAAATTAATGATGTTAGAAGATGCAATGCTTATTCACAGAATTATGCGCGCACCTGAAAAACGTATTTTTAAAATTGATATTGGTAATATTCCGCCAAATGAAGTTGATTCATTCATGGAACAAATTATCAATAAAATGAAAAAAATTCCACATATTGATTCACAAACTGGAAATTACAATTTAAAGTTTAATCTTAACAACATGTTGGAAGATTATTACTTACCAGTCCGAGGAGGTCAATCATCTACTAGTATTGATACTTTACCAGGTATGACTTTTACGGGTATGGATGATATTGAATATGTTAAAAACAAAATGATGGCTGCACTTAAAGTTCCTAAACCATTCTTAGGCTTTGATGAAGGTGTAGAAGGAAAAACAACTTTAGCATCAATGGATATTCGTTTTGCTAGAACAATTGAACGTATTCAAAAAATTGTAGTTTCAGAATTAACTAAAATTGCAATTGTACATTTATATGCACAAGGTTATGAAGGCGAAGATTTAGTAGGATTTGAATTAGAATTAACAGCACCATCAATTATTTACGATCAACAAAAAGTTGCATTGATGACTGAAAAGATGACATTAGCAACATCAATGAAAGATAGTAAATTAGTTTCTGACAAATACATATATGAATATATCTTTAATATGTCAGAAGATCAATGGCTGCAACAAAGAAATGATATTGTTGAAGATTTAAAATTACGTTTCCGTCAAAATCAAATTGAACAAGAAGGAAATGATCCAGCAATCACCGGAGTATCATTTGGAACGCCACACGATTTAGCATCAATGCATATGAGCAGTGATGACGTTGAAGAAAAAGATTTAGGCGGAAGACCAAAAGAAGGAATAAAATCCGGACAACATAAAAATGCATTTGGATGGGATCCGACAGGTAGAAAAGAATTAAAACAAGCCTTTGATCCAGAAAACCAAAAATCAACATTTACACCGGATGCAAGAAGAGACAGAACAGTACGACCAATTTCGACAGAAAATCACGACATACTAAAACATCTTAAATCTAAAAATAAAACATCTAAAATGTTATTTGAATCATTAAAATCTAATAAAATAGATAATGATGCTAATGACAAAGGTACGTTATTGGACGAAAATAACATTTTGTAAGAAACATTATATTTATATTAAAAATAAACGGTCGTAAACCTATGAAGAAATTAAAACATTCAAAATATAAGAATACTGGTATTCTTTTTGAAATGTTAGTGCGTAAATTAACTTCGGAAACGTTGTCTTCGAATAAAACTGTAACAGTTGATATTATTAAAAAATACTTCGGCAAAAATACAGAATTATCAAAAGAATTACAACTTTACAACGCATTAGTGAAAGAACAATTCCGTAGTGAAGCACAAGCATTAGATTATATACGTACTGTAAAATCAGCACATTCAAAATTAAATCAAACGGTATTAAAACGTCAGCGTTATAATTTAGTAAAAGAAATTTCTGAAAAATTTGTTTTTACTAATATGTCTAAAATGCATATCAATAACTATAAAGTATTAGCTTCTATTAATATGATATTTGAACATGACGAAACTGATAATCCGAAGCAATTGTTAGAATGTAAAAATGCTATTTTACAACACGCAATGATCACAGAAAAAGTTAAACCAATAAAAGATCCAGTTTTAGAATCATTTGAATCACAACCAAAAGATCTACGTTTATTATCATATAAATTACTTGTAGATAAATTTAACGAGAAATATTCAGGTTTAGATGAATCTCAAAAACAACTTTTAAACAAGTACATTACTCATGTAAATGATACTGCTGCTTTAAAAGAATATGTTCAAGTTGTTATTCCTGCAATCAAAAAAGATTTAGCGCAACAATCAAAACATATTTTAGATAAAGCAACACAAATCAAAGTACAAAAATTATCTGAAATGCTTTGTACGGTTGAAAACATGAAAACAATTAAAGAATCTCATATACTTTCTTTGTTACGTTATTTTGATTTAGTTCGCGAATTGAAGGAGATGCATTAATGAAATCATTTTTAAAAGAGATTGAAGACAAGTTTCAAGATTTAGAAGAAACATGTACATGCGGTAAACCTGATTGTCCTGAATGCAATCCTGAAGGTCTCGATGAAATGAGTGCTACTGGAGCCGTTGCTGGTTTTAATACACCTGCAGCATTTGCTAAACCAGGTAAATGGAAAAGTAAAGATATAAAATATGAATCTGTAAATACTCCGCCATCTTTTAAATGGAGAGAAACAGGATATCAACAACCT